CCTAAACCTGTAGCAAAACCTAAAGTTAACAAGACTATAAATAAAACTACAACTAAGCCTAAGTCTACAACAACTAAACCTACAACTACTACACCTAAAAAAGTTACAACTACACAAAAAACTACTAGTCCTAGCAAGCCTACAGTTAACACGACTACAACTAAACCTACAACACCTAAACCTAAACCTAAGCCAAAACCTAAATCAACAACTAAGACTGTTAAAAAACCTTCTAATGCACCTAAAAATGCAATTATAGTTGCAGGTATAGGTGGAGCAGGGTATTTTCTAGATAAACTAGTGAATAAAGATAAACCAGTTAAAGTAGATAAAACAACAGATAGACCAAAACGTGAGAGTACTCCTATTACTTCTGAAGGACCGCCTCAACGTCAGCCTAAAAAAGATGATAAACTAAAGAATCTTAGAACTACTCCTAAAGATGAAGATGCAATACTTAGTAAGATAGCTGCACCTAAACCTAAAAGTAACATATCTAAGTTTGGTAGGGCATTTAAAAATGCTAGAAAACAAAGACGTTACAGTTTTAACTTTAATGGAAAAGAAATAACTACACGTTTCAAAGAAGAAACTGTAGCTGAACATAAAAAGAAGTTTGGTAAAGATTAATGGCTAACGTCCTCAGTGTATCTAGATATAAAAATGTTAAGCTAGATTTAACAACTACTAATGTAACGACACTATATACGTGTCCACCATTAATGACTACATTTGTATCTTCTATATTAGTGTCTGAGGACAGTGGCAATGCAGATACAATAACTTTAACTGTAACTAATGGCAGCAGTGTCTTTAGCATTTATCACGTAAAGGCAGTCGGAGCAAGTGGCACAATAGACTTAGTAGGCAATGAGTTAATATTAGTGTCAGGTGATATTTTAAAAGTTACAGCAGCTACAGCTAATAGATTACACGTATTAGCTTCTTTAGTTGAAGTGCCTAAAACCACGATTGCATAACGGACTTGCAATCTTGTCTGTAGTATGATATAACTATATATGGTATAACTCCTATGTACGATAACAAATAGGAGGATGTACAATGATTAATATACTAAAAGAATGGTTTAAACGGTCACAAGAAGCGAGAGCTAGACGAGCAGCAATGAACGAGTTATATAGATTTTCAGACAGAGAACTAAAAGACTTAGGAATCGGACGCTCTGAAATATATGCAAAGGTACATGGGATAAAATAAATGGCACAAGCTAAAGGCGTATATACGAAACCTAAACTTAGGCAAAACATAGTATCTAGAATTAAATCAGGTACTAAGGGTGGCAATGCAGGTCAGTGGTCTGCACGTAAAGCTCAGATGGTAGCTAAACAATATAAAGCTAAAGGTGGAGGTTACAAATCATGAAGGGTGTTCCGCATTATTTAAAAGATGGCACTGAGTGGAAGGGTAAAACGCATAAACACCCTGATGGAAAACTTATGACAGGGGCTAAAATGACTAAAGCATCGAAGCCTCTTTTTCACTTTAAAGATTTAAGTGCAACAGCTAAGAAAAAAGCAAAAAGTAAATAGATGACACTAACAAAGAGTCAAAAAAGTCTCAAAGATTGGGGCAAACAAAAGTGGAGAACAAAAAGTGGAAAACCTTCTACACAGGGTAAGAGTGCTACTGGTGAGCGTTATCTTCCCACTGCAGCTATTAAAAGTCTCTCTGCTTCTGAATATGCAGCGACTAGTAGAGCTAAAAAACTGGGTACTAAAAAAGGTAAGCAGCATGTTCCTCAACCTAAAAAAACGGCTAAAAAGACTGCTCCATTCCGAAGAAAAAGTTAAGTACTTGAAAGGTTCTAAGAAAAATGACTAAAGCTTTAACTGAAAAACAACAGTTATTTTTAAATGTATTGTTTGACCAAGCAGCAGGAGATGTGCTTACAGCTAAAAAGTTAGCAGGGTACTCTGATGGTACATCTACGTCTGAAGTAATACGTTCTTTAAAAGATGAAATAGCAGATGCTACAAAAGAATACTTAGCGAGAGTTGCTCCTAGGGCAGCTTTTTCTATGGCTCATGCGTTAAATGACCCTACAGAGTTAGGCATACGAGATAAAATGGCAGCAGCTAAAGACCTCTTAGATAGAACAGGCTACGCTAAAACAGAAAAAATGGAAGTTACTGCCCCTAGTGGTTTATTTATATTACCACCTAAAAATGAGGACTAACTATGCCTACTAAAAAACCTAGAAACTATCGAAAAGAATACGTAGAGTATCACGGTAGACCTGACCAAAAAGCTAAAAGAGCTTCACGTAACAGGGCTAGACATAAAATGGCTAAAGCAGGATTAGTTCAAAAAGGAGATGGAAAAGAAGTAGACCACATTAATATGAATCCTATGAACAATAGTACTCGTAATTTAAAGATACTTCCCAGTACAATAAATAGACGTAAACAACCTGCACATAAAACACGAAGAAAATAATGAGTATAGTTGCTGAAAGCATAGGATTTTGGGAGTTACCTAAACCCAAAGAAAAAGAAAAGATAGAATGGAGACCCATACCTAGAGTATCTAAAACTATTCCTTTTGGTTACAAAGAAAGCACTACAGACGAAAATATACTTACGCCTATTGAAGATGAATTAAATGCCTTAGAACAAGCTAAGATACATTTAAAACAATACAGTTATAGAGAAGTAGCACACTGGTTAAGCAAGACTACAGAACGGTATATATCTCATGTAGGTTTACGTAAAAGGATACAGCTTGAGCGACAACGTAAGAAAACAGCTACAACAAAACGCCAATGGGCTAAACGGCTCGAAGAAGCGATTGCAGCGGTCAAGAAAATCGAAGAAGAAAGTATCGGTTCAAGAGAAACTAGTAGCTGAAGAAGAAATAATAAGTGTGCCTGAGATAGAACCTGTAGACCCTTATCAAGGTAGACAAGTTATATTTAGTCCTAATGAAGGACCACAGACAGATTTCTTAGCTGCCAATGAACGAGAAGTACTATATGGTGGCAGTGCAGGGGGTGGTAAGAGTTATGCTATGTTGGCTGACCCATTACGTTATATCTCACATCCACAGTTCTCAGGACTGTTGGTACGGCACACAACAGAAGAGTTACGAGAACTTGTTTGGAAGTCGCAGGAATTATACCCGAAAGTAATTCCTAATATAAAGTGGTCAGAACGAAAGATGCAGTGGATAGCTCCTAATGGTGGCAGAATCTGGTTTTCGTACTTAGATAGAGAAGAAGACGTATTACGGTATCAAGGTTTAGCATTTAGTTGGATTGGTTTCGATGAACTTACACAGTGGGCAACGCCTTTTGCTTGGAATTACTTACGCAGTCGTTTGCGTACACCTGCTCCAGACTTACCTATATATATGAGGGCTACTACTAACCCTGGGGGTGCAGGTCATCAGTGGGTTAAAAAAATGTTTATAGACCCTGCTCCATATAATACATCTTTTAATGCAACAGACATTGACACAGGCAATGAATTAGTGTATCCTAGAGGTCACAGTAAGGAAGGGCAAGCTTTATTTAAACGTAGATTTATTCCTGCAAGACTGCTCGACAATCCTTACTTATCTGATTCTGGAGAATACGAGACAATGCTATTGTCCTTACCAGAGCATCAGAGAAGACAGTTGCTAGAAGGAGATTGGGATGTTAATGAAGGTGCTGCGTTTTCGGAGTTTGACAGAAGTATACATGTTGTTGAACCATTTGATATTCCCACAGGTTGGACGAAATTTAGGGCTTGTGACTATGGGTACGGAAGCTACAGTGGCGTTGTGTGGTTTGCTGTAACCCCAGATGAACAGTTAATAGTTTATAGAGAGTTATACGTTAAAAAAGTTTTAGCTACAGATTTAGCTGACATGATATTAGAAGCGGAGGCAGAAGATGGAACAATTAGGTATGGGGTATTGGATAGTAGTCTTTGGCATAAACGTGGGGATACTGGTCCTTCTCTTGCGGAGCAGATGATACATAAAGGATGTCGATGGAGACCATCCGATAGAAGCAAAGGGTCTAGAGTTGCAGGAAAAAACGAATTACACAGAAGATTGCAAGTCGATGAGTTTACTGAAGAGCCTCGCTTGGTCTTCTTCAATAACTGCACAAATATTATTTCTCAACTTCCTGCGTTACCGTTAGATAAAAGAAACCCAGAAGATATTAACACTCACGCAGAAGACCACTTATATGATGCACTACGCTACGGAATTATGACTAGACCTAGAAGCAGTCTGTTTGACTTTAATCCTTTAAATACACGTACAGGATTTCAAGCTGCAGACCCTAATTTTGGATATTAAAAATGGCAATAGAAGATGAAGTAATGTTTGACTCAGATGATGTAGTATCTACAGAGTCAGAAGATTTAATTGAATCAGATAATAAAATCATAAACTTTGTTACAGGTAAGTTCAAACGAGCAGAAGATGCACGACTAAGTGATGAAGAACGATGGCTCAAAGCATATAAAAATTACAGAGGTTTATATGGAAGTGATGTACAATTTACAGAGACAGAAAAGTCTAGGGTATTTGTAAAAG